CAACAACAAATTCAACAAGCAACTCTAATATAAGATCAGCACCACCCTCATCTCATGCTCCATCATTTTCAGCTCAATCCCAAGACGTTTGTGCGACTGGTGCATCGGCTGGAGTTCAAACTTTTGGTATAGGTGTATCTGGTGGAAAAACATTTAGAGATATGAATTGTGAAAGAATTAAACTATCAAAAGTTCTATATGACTTTGGTATGAAAGTAGGAGCTGTTGCAATCTTATGCCAAGATGAAAGAGTCTTTGAAGCTATGATTAATGCTGGTACTCCTTGTCCGATAGATGGCAAGATCGGTAAAGAAGCTTTAGCATTATGGAAGAAATACGATTTTGAAAGACCTGATTATAAAAAGTACGTTTCTCGTATGAAGAAAAGAGAAGAAGTTATTGTAACATCAAAAGATTTATTACCTGTGAAAAGTTGGGAATCTCCCAAATGATTAACTTCCCTTACGACAAACAAATGATGGGAATGTTTATTTTTATAACACTATATATTTTAATAATGGAAATTATATTCTAATGAGATGGATTATAATTATACTATTAGGCATATTACTTTATTGTAGTTTAAGTTGGTTTGCTAGTTCAGTTGGTTTAGCAGACGAAAATGATACAGCAACCTCTATCAATATATTACCTAATGCTGGTACAACATCTTCTAGTCGTGATAACTTTGATTTAGATGGAGTACAAACAGGAAGTTCTAATGTTGATCTTACCAACAATAGCACCCATAATGGTTTTACTATTACTTGCGAAACACAAGTAGATAATGCTTGTGGGAAAGCATTTACTGGAGAACTAGAAGCATCACACGATTTAAAAGTATCTGCTAGTGATACGTTAGTGGGCATATCTGGTAATGATGAAAGTAGTAATTCCCACACCTCAAATCAAAAAAAATTAGATGGTGGTATTGCTTTGAATAGTAATTTTTCAGTTCAAAATTGTGAATGGAGTGGATCATCAAATCAATGTGGTAATTCAGTAGGAGCAGTTGATACTTATAAGCTGCATATTAAAATTAAAGATTCAAGCGGTAATGTTTTAGCTGAAATGACAACCAGTCGAACAGAGGATGCTGGTTATAATTCTAATTCTAAAAAGTTTGATGATAACCTTATTTATCATGGAGTCGGTGCTAATTCTTATGAATGGTCTTGGGAGGGTATTGATGGTTCACAAAGTACATCATCCATTACTAGAGGGCCAAACTTATTAGGAGCAGAATTAACTTTAGATTTTCCAACTGAAGAATATGAAGTCTTTACCACAGAAGAAATAGAACAACTGAATGAATCTTTAGGTACTGCTAATCTTACTGAAAGTGAAATATGGACTGTTATCTCTGGTATCGAATCTAAATTAGAAGAAAAGATTTATGCTTTAGGTATTACCGAGAATACTAAAGTTGAGGTCGTTCTTGAAGAAAATATGACAGTAAGTGTTAATACTCCTAAAGCCACTAATATTAAAACTATGGCTAAAGTTCAGGAAGTCGTTAAGACTATGAATGAAACAAAAGCTGTTGAAACTTTAAAGAAAGAAGTAGTACAAGAAGTTAAAAAAGAAATTAATGAGAAAAAGGAAAACAAACAAACAGTATCAGTTTCTTCTAAAAAAGAGGAGGTGGTACAAGAGAAAAAGGAAACCAAGAAAACTGTAAAGAAAGAAGTGATTAATGAAAAAGAAGAGAAACAAGAGAAGAAAGAACCAGAAATTAAAACAGCAGAGAAAAAAGAAACAAGCACGAAAACAGAAACAACAGAAGTATCTGCCATAGATGCAGTTATGACTAAAGTTGATGCTAAAGTAAAAGATATATCTAAAAACCTTGTTATTAAGAATCTTATTAAGCTAGATATTATGATGAATGACCAAGCATCATTACTAGAATATAATAAGGTTGATTTCTATGTGCCTAAAGATATTTACCTTAATCAGATACCTATTTTTGATAATCGTAAAATATACAATAATATTACCCTTGCAAACTATGTGGAAAACGACATCATTGAAATTAAGACTAGAAAACTCAATGAAATTGATTTAAAAAAGAAAAGGTTACTACTAGAAATACAGGAGTTACAAAATGGCTAAAGAAAAAAGTAAATTCAATATCAAAGATCAATTAGCTGGGATAGCAGCTTTAATAGCAGCGATTGTGGCTATTGGTGGTGGGTTTGTTAAGTATGGAGAAATTACAACTAAACTTACTGCTTTAACAGAACAGACTGCACCAGACCTCACTCCATTAGCACAAGAAATTGGTAATGTGAATAAAGGTATGGCAGACAACCAAACTAATATTGCAGTTTTAACAAAAGAAATTGAACTATTAAAATTACAATTAGAAGAAATTAAAATACAAACGAAAAATCCATTGCAGTAATTCTAAATGAAAATTACTCTGACGAAAGCACAGCACAAAGTCAGTCAATCTAAAAAACGATTTAGAGTTTTAATATCAGGAAGAAGATTTGGAAAGACACATCTTGCTATAACCGAGATGATGAAATATGCTGCCAAGCCAGTTCAAAATATTTGGTATGTTTCTCCCACCTTTAAAATGTCTAGGGAAATATGCTGGTCTAATCTTAAAACCATGCTTCATTCCTTTAACTGGATTGAAGATATTAACGAAACGAATTTAACTGTAAGAATTAAGAAATCCAATAGTACCATAAGCTTAAAATCAGCAGATCAACCTGATGCTTTAAGAGGTACAGGAATTAACTTTTTAATATTAGATGAATTTGCCGATATAGATAAACGTACTTGGTATGAAGTATTAAGAGCTTCTATTTCAGACACTTTAGGAGATGTTTTGTTTTGTGGAACTCCTAGAGGATATGGAAATTGGAGTTATGAACTTTATCTTAAAGGCAAACAAGATAAGGAATGGGAGAGTTTTCAATATACGACTTTACAAGGAGGTATGGTTAATAAGGAAGAACTTGAACAAGCGAGAACCGATTTAGACCAGAGAACTTTTAGACAAGAGTTTGAGGGTACATTTGAGAACTATGCTGGAACTGTTTATTACAATTTCCACCCAGTAGAAAATGTTAATAATAAAAAGATAGATTGGACAAAACCTTTACATATAGGAATGGACTTTAACGTAGATCCCATGAGTGCTTGTGTTGCACAAATAGAAAAAGATAAGGTTTATTTTGTTGATGAGATAGTCATTTATTCAAGTAATACTGATGAAATGTGCCAAGAAATACACGATAGGTATGGTACAAAGATTCCAATCTTCATTTATCCTGATCCAGCTTCAAGACAAAGAAAAACAAGTGCTGGAGGAAGAACTGATTTAAGTATTTTACAGAATGCTGGGTTCAAAGTTAAAGTTAAACACAAACATCCAGCCATTAGAGATCGAGTCAATGCTGTCAATTCAAGACTCAAAGATTCTAGTGGTGTAAGGCATATTTTCGTTTCACAATGTTGCAAAACTTTGCTAAAAGGATTACAAAGACAAATATACAAGGAGAATACAAATATTCCAGATAAGGAAGAGGGTTTTGACCACATGAACGATGCGTTAGGTTACTTAATTGAATACATAAAACCATTAACGATTAGTTCACATTACTCTGCTCCGACAAGGTGGAATATTAAACAAAAACAATATGGCATTAAACAGGGATCAACTTCTCGCTACTCATAAAGATTACAAAGAGAACGTAAATCATTGGGAATACTTTATCAGAAGCTATAATGGTGGATTTGACTATCAAGTCGGTCAATATCTTAATCGTTATAATTTAGAACTTGACAACGAGTTTAATCAAAGACTTTTAAATACTCCTTGCGATAATCATTGTAAAAACATCATCCAAATTTATACATCGTTTCTTTTTAGGGTTAAGCCAACAAGAGAATTTGGAGAAATGCAAGATGAAGCGAGTTTAGAATCTTTCTTAAAAGATACTGACCTAGATGGAAACAATTTTGATACTGTTATTAAACAAGCTCAAAATTATGCTTCTATTTATGGACATAGTATTTTAATTTTAGACAAACCTAAAGTCGTGAGCAATACCAAAGCTGACGAATTACAACAAGACATTAGACCTTACCTATCTATTGTAACTCCTGAAAATATTTTAGATTGGAATTACAAAAGAGAATTGAATGGTCGTTATGTTTTAGATTATTTAAAAGTGCGAGAAGAAGTGGATAAAGATGGAGGTACTTATTTAAGATGTTGGTATTTAGACAGAGTGGACACACATTATTTAAAAGATGATAGAACTGATCCCATTTTAATAGATACTGCCGATAATCAGATTGGCAAGATACCAGCAGTTATCTTATACAATTCCAAATCGCACAAGAGAGGGATTGGTCAATCTGACTTAACTGACATAGCTGATTTGCAAAAATCAATCTACAATGAGTTCTCTGAAATAGAGCAACTGATTAGATTAACAAATCATCCCTCATTAGTTAAGACACCATCGGTCAATGCTTCTGCTGGAGCTGGTGCAATAATAGAAATGCCTGATGAGATTGAACCCAATCTTAAACCATATCTATTGCAGCCATCAGGTTCTAACCTACAATCC